CAGCTGTATCACAAAAAGACAGTGCTGACTTCACAGGTATAACAATCAACAGGCTTTCAAGTGAAGGTAAACGCTACGTCACAGCGTACAAACTTAAAATAAACCCAGCTGAATTGATTGAACACTTGTTTTATTTACAGGAGACATACAAACCTACAATACTTGGGATAGAAGAGACAGTATTTTTACTCGCTATTAAACCTTTCTTAGAAGAAGAGATGCGAAAGCGAAACAAGTTTATGTCTATAACACCACTTAAACATGGTGGAATTAAAAAAGAAACACGTATTCGTGGACTTATTCCACTCATGGAAAGTAAATCAGTATTTTTTGTAGGAGATTGTTCAGCTTTAGAGCAAGAAATGAGAGTATTTCCACGTGGACAGCATGACGATGTTATAGATTCATTCCAATACACAGAACAAATTGCATATAAGCCGTACGAAAACAATTCTTTTGATGATTTTATAGAAGAAAGACCACTCTATCCTAGTATTGGGTTGTAGTATTTGTATTTTATATTATAATTAGTGAATAAAAATAAATATTTGAGTGGGGAAACTCAAAAATGGCAACAACAAATTACGAAACACGACAAAAAATAGTCTCACAAGCTGTAAAAGAAATTCAGTTTGCTCGAATCTACAAGCAAGGTAAAGTTAGCAACTGGAAAACTAATGAAGACTTATACTACGGAAGAAAAATACTACAAGAATACGCACGGGCTAACGTTGACTTGGGTCAAATGTCCTCTTTTGTACACACTATCCTTTCAAAAATAGACAATCCCCTCACTTTTAAATTCACTAAGAGAAAAGAATCACAACTCACACGTGTAAAACTACTCAATGCTTTACGCGTTGCCGATCAACAAAAGAACGATTGGGATATTAAAGACATTGTAGGTAAAAAACAAGCAATCATTTATGGACGAGCTATATATTCTTATCATGCTGATAGTGTTAATGGGTATGAAGCTCATCTTGATAACGTGGACGTGTACGACTTTCTCATTGATCCCTCAGCTGGAGGTATTGACCTTGAAAAAGCTATGTACATGGGACGGTACGGAGTAATTAAAACTAAATCAGACTTAAAGAAAGGTGTTAAAGACGGATTTTACTTAAAAACAGAAACGACTAGACTTATTGAAGGTCAAAGCAACGCAACAGAATCAAGCCAAGAGCAGACTAACAAGCAAAATAGAACATACGACACTAACATAAACACTCAACAAAAAGAAATCTCTGGATCAGATAAGTTTAAATTCTGGGAGTGGTACACAACATACGAAGGCACACGGTACTACCTTCTCTTACAAGAGGACGGTGCTTGTGCTGTACGAGTAGAAGAGCTCAAAGACTTGTTTACGTCAAACCTATTTCCATTCTGGAGTTGGGCAGCGTTTCCTGATCTTACAGAGTTTTATACACCTTCATTCTGTGACTATGTTCGTGAAATATTTATGGCACAAGCTATCTCTATCAACCAGATGCTTGATAACGCTGAACAGATAAACAAACCTCAAAAGGTTGTGAACGTTGGAGCGATTGAAAACTTAGCAGAGCTTAAATACCGAAGAGATGGATATATCAAAGTAAAGAGAGAGTTTAATGTTGACCAAGCTATCCAGACGATTAAAGTACCAGCAATAGACTCACCAATAAAGGTGTATCAATTACTAGACGGCATTCAAGAGAAAGCATCAGGTGTCACAGCAGGCTCTAAGGGACTCTCAGACGAGGATAAAGTAGGTATTTACGAAGGTAATCAAGCGAACGCGGCAGATAGATTNGGATTCCTTAATAAGTCTTACTCATTCGGGTACAAACGCTTCTCTAAGCTTTATGAGTGGGGNGTGAAAGATAACCTTATTAAAAAGATTGCAATTGATATTCTAGGGGAGGAAGGTATTGAAATGGTTGAGGCATCACGTCGTGACATCTTTAGAAAAGGAGAAGAGTTTGTTTGTATGGTAGAAAGCTCAAACGCTGAAATAGCATTGTCAGAAGCAGAGAAACGTACAAAGCTCACATTCCTTTCAAACAACGTACAGAATCCTATTCAGAACCCACAAAAAGCATACGAAATACAAGCAACTATTGCAGGATTCGATGACGATACTATCCGACAGCTTCAAGATTCAGTTGAGTTTGGTAACGCCAAGATAATGAGTGAAGCATCAAGAGATATTGAGAAACTACTCGATAACGAAAAGGTACAACCAAACGAGAATGCAAACACCTCATACAAGCAAAAGTTTGTTGTATACATGAGAGACCATAAAGAGGATATGACTATGGAGCAGTTCACTCTGCTTTCAGCGTACGTAGAATCACTCGACGATATCATTACAAGAAACATGACAGCGGATGCAAACAGAATACTCTTTATGCAAGAGATGAAACAGATAGGACAAGGCGGTCAGCCGCCACCTGAACAGGTAAATGTCTCAAAGCAAATAAGCTATGAAGACCCTGGACAGGAAGTAGGATTATAATAATAAAACATGAAATACATACTAAAAAGAATGTCAATAAAAGCAGACAGCGTTGAAGGGGTTAGTTTTCCAAGTATTAAAGACCGAGTAATTGAAAAAGTAGGTCACGTTATTACGTTTACTTTGAATCAAATTGAAGAAAACACTAAACTACTTTTAAGAAGTAAGACAGAAATCACAGCAAAGAAAGACTTAGAAAACTCTAAGGCTCTGAACATTGAAGGTTTTCATCCTTTTGTAAAGGAATTGTCAGAAGAGCAGTTGTTTACAGCATGGATGTATCACGAGTCTAAAACAAAGGTAAAACTATGCACAGATAAACTTGAAGAGATTGAAACACAAATGGCAGAAGATATTTTGGAAGTGGAAGAAATGAAAAAGCAGATTCCACAACTTGACGTGTCAGAAGTTGTACAAGAAGCAACTGAAATTATAAATGAAAAAGAATAAAGAATTAGTAGAGGAGATTACAAAAGACTTAGAAGAAGTATCTGAGCTTACTGCTCTTTATGAGAGTAAAGGTGGCAAAATACTTGCTGATAACTTAGTCTCTGACATTGTTTCGTCAGTTGAAATTATTTCTAGCTCGTACAAAACACTCACAAATCAAGAGTTTGTGGGCTATTGTGCTGACATGAAAACAAAGATTGACATGCTACGTGCTATCACGCGAGCTAGCAAGAACAAAGACTTTCTCANGGNNGCTNTAGAANANGCNATCCGAGNGNAAACGGAATAGTGCAGTCCGTTCTGTGTTTATTTGGGAAACCCCCATTCGCCTGAGTGAACACAGAATAGACTACATTATTTGTAAAGATAATAGTGTAGTGTATACTTATTAGTAATGGGAGTCGGGAGACTCAAAATCTTTTACGATTGAGTATCGGTAAAAAACTCAAGTGTGCGTCACTTTCAAAACGTAATTTTATATGGATGAAACCATAATTGCTCCAGATGCTGAGGTTATAGCACCAACAGAGTCAACTGTAGAACAACCCGTAGAGGAAGTTGAACAAACCATCGGTGAAATGTCAGAGACTGTAGAAGATAAACGAGTTGTGGACGAGCATGTATTCGTAGCTGAAAAGAAAGCTAGAAAGGCAGCTGAAAAAGAACTCAAGTCCTTAAGGGATTCCATTGAAAATGGAGCAACTAAACAGGAAATCTCCGATAGTATATCTGAAATAGCAGATGAGCATAATATCGATAAAGAGTTTTTGCAAAAACTTGCATCGTCTATTAAGGCAGAAACAAAAAGAGAACTAGTTGAAGACAAAGACAAAGAGAATAAGTTCGAGACAGCTTTTAAAAGCCAATACGAAATTGCAATGGAACGTGCGCCTGAGTTTAAATCAATCGCAAATCCAGAAGTAATTAAAACACTTGCTATCCAACCTCAAAACGCAAAGAAAACTCTGTCACAGATTCTTGAAGATACATATGGTAATGCTATAACAGGCAAAAGAACCATAGAAACAAGTACTCCAAACGGAGGAAAAGACCCAGAACCGCTTGACTATAGTCGTGCAGAAAAAGATATTGAATACTTCAAAGAAGTCATGAAAGACCCAAAGAAGAAAGCTCAATACAATGCACAGATGATACGAAACAGTTCTTAAAAGGAATGGGGATTAAACAAAAAATAATCCAGTTGCATCTAATACATACGGTGTAACTTAAAAAAATATGGCTCTTACAGACTTTAAAGTAGCGTTCGACAATTCATACCAAGAAATCTTTCAGACAAAAACTGTTGCAAATGAAATCATGAACATGAGACTCGAACCTATGCTTACATACGGAGGTTCAGTAACACGTGTTGCACTTGATATTTCAGCAGCACTCGTACGTTCAGTAACTCGTGGAAATGCTTCAACAATTGACCAAGTAAGTGATACAGCAGAAAATCTTACAGTAAACCTTGAAAGAGAAATTGCTATCTTCCTATCAGATGGAGAAGTAACACAAACAGGGCCTTTGAAAGCGATGCAATTTGCTGGAAAAGAACTTGCTACTAAACTTTCAGTTGACCTTGATGGAAAATGTTTTGGTGAAATCCGAAATGCATCATTCTCATTTGACAATGGTGACCTTACAACAAGTACTTCAACAGGTACAGCTATCACGCTTAGTTCAACTACAGTTCCACAATTGGTTACACGACTTGGTGCTAAATTACGAAACCGTAATAACCAAGACGTTATGTCAAACATGGCACTCGTTGTCGACGCATACGCAGCTTCTGATATCTCACAGTTTATCATTTCAAAGAATATCGACCTCGCAGGAGCAACATTCAAGAATGGTTATGCCGGTGACGTTTCAACAGCGCAGATGTACATTTCAGAGAACCTTCCTTGTGAAGTAGTTATTACATCTACAGGTGTAGTTTCAGACAATGACACTATTACAATCAGTGGTGTTGTACTTACAGCGAAAACAACTCTTGGTGCAACAGCTGGAAATGTATTGATTGGTGCTAATGCAGCAGCAACTATTGTAAACATTGCAGCACTCGTAAATGCACCTACAGTAACGACAGCACAAGGTGTTGCGCTTACAAACAGTGTATCTATCGATGCTTTCTCTAAGATTGCAGCGGTAGCGACATCAGCAACAGTTCTTACTCTTAACGGAACAGGAACAGGAAGACTTTATGTTACAGAATCACTTACAAACTTTGTAGTGACATCAACAACTCTTCTTTGTTACTACGGAAAGAAAGGAGCTATTGACCTCGTTGTACAAGATATTAAAGAAGTTGACATCCGTCAGACACCAGACCGACGTGGTAACAACATCTTTTCTTCATACCTCGCAGGAATCAAAACTTTCGCAGACGGAGCTAAGAAGTTCCTACAAGTTAAAATTTTGGTTGCTTAGTTTTCACACCCAGAGCCTTCGGGCTCTGGACTGTGGACATTAACCACTAATATATATGACAGCAACAGAAATAATCACGTCCTTTGAGCTTCAAGTAAGCGACATCACAGAGCTTTCAGACTTTGAAGAGCTTTCTATATTGAACAGGGTATATCAAAAGGTATGCTCTGATAGACCGTGGATATTTCTTAGAACTCCAGCGACAGGCACAGTACTCTCAGACGCTACGGGTTCTTACATAACAATGCCAGCTGACTTTGCTTTCTTTGCAGAAAATGCTCAATACACAAACAATGCTATTTCTTACGAAGGTAACGCAGACGCTAAGGTTATATTTATAGTGGCTAACAACTCTTACAATCCATACCAGATAGTAAACTACGCTGACAGACGACAATACTTTAATAAAGGAGGGTATGCGTATTTAGACTATGTAAACAGTATTATCAGATTCACAAAACCGCCAATAAGTGGATCGTACGAGTTTGACTACATAAAAGTACCAACTAATCTAACGGTAGGGTCTAGTCCAGTTATACCTAATCGGTTCCAAGATGTTTTGGTGTACGGAATGGCAACTCAAAACGACATACTTCAACTATCTCCTAAGGCAACAAGTTATTTTGCTGAGAATCAATCGCTATACAATCAATACATAACTGACATGGCTTATTGGAACGCTAACATGTTATTAAATTAGTATGCAAAACAAGGAAATACCATTGTACAAGAGCGGAACTCACAATCTTTTGGACAGTGAGGTAATTCCAACTGACGCATCATCTTCTTCAAATAACTGGTTTGTACAAGACGGTAAAATAAAACTCATTCCAGGGAAACTACGAATCGGTGCAGTAGGTGTAGCAGGTAACGTAACAGGTCAAGTATTTGGTTACAGAGCAGACGGTACAAAAGTACACTGGCGCAAGATAGGTACAAAGATTCAGTACTTAAACGGTACAACCTGGACAGACACAGTAACAGGACTTACAGCAACGGCAGACTACTCGTTTTCAAACTACTCTTCACTTGCAGGCACGTTTACGTTTGCATCAGGCATTGACGGTATTTATAAAATGCACAACGCCTCTCCAGGGAGTTTTAATTCAATGTTTGACTCGGCAAAAAACTTTAAAGGTAAAATGATTATTGATAAAGGGCGTGCTTTACTTTGGGATAGGGTTGAAGATAAAACAGGTATTTACGGCTCATACATTGACGTACAAAACTCAACTGTATACACATCGGTAGTAGCAGAGGCTACAACATCGCTAACAGGAACGCTAGCTTTCAAAGCAGGTGGTGGAACACGTAACGCTTTTGCAATACGATTAACTATCACATCTTCAAGTGAAGTGTACACAGATAACTATAATGGTGTTCTAACAGGCTCTCTAGGTGGCACAGGTACAATAAACTACATATCAGGGGCGTACACAGTGTCTAATGCTGGAGTAGGGACAGTAAACTATCAATGGGAAAATTCAAACGTAAACAGTATTACAGACTTTACTAAGTCGGAAAAACGTTTAGCAGGGCAAGGCTTCCAATTCCCACAAGATGAAGGTGGTGACCCTATTATGAGTGTCCTTATCGGTTTAGACGGATCATATTATTCAATGAAGAATCAATCAGCATACATCCTTTCAATAGAGTCTAACGACACAACAGCAACAAATGATGTGTATCGAAAAGAATTAGGTTTACTTTCTTACAGAGGTGCTGTTTCAACAGGTGAAGGTATTATATTTATAAACGTAGCCAATCAAGCAAAACCTGAAATGACTATTCTAAAAAAGAATATAACAGGTGACGCTATAGAGCCATCTGTTTTATTTCCTCAATTTAGATTTGCAAATTATTTGTTTGATGACTGTACAATTGATACATACGAACGATACATTCTCGTAGCATGCAAGACAGTAAACGCTACAAAGAACGACACAATCCTTTTATGTGATATTACCAACAACACGGTTGATATTATATCGTACACAGCTAGAACTTTTGCAAGAAAAGACGGTGATTTGTTTATGGGTTCGTCCGTATCTCAAGACGTGTTCCAACTTTTTACAGGATTTGACGATGATAACTTTTCAATAAGTAACTTCTGGACTGGTAAAGGTGAAACATGGGGATCAAGTAAGTTAAAGAAGTATAGAAAAATGCGATTAAAAGGCTCTATAAGCCGCGATCAGAGCTACGAGGTATACATTTCGTACGATGACGCAGGTAATCAGCTTGTAGGTACCGTTTTGGGCTCTGCAAGCTATGTTGACTACGCATCCCCTCAAAGCATCGGTTCAAATACTATAGGTACAGCTCAGATAGGTGGGGATATTGTTTCAAACGTGTATCCATATTTTATGGAAATACGGTTGAAGAAAGTGCCTAAGTTCCGAAAGAGAACAATGACGTTTGTCGCTCTTGGAATTGGGTATGTAGATATTGATAGTCATTTGGATAAAGATATTGATTTGTATCAGGATAAGATACCTGGACGTTTCCGACAAAAGCAAAACGTGAGCTTAAATGGGAAAATAACTAACATGAATAACCCAGAATTTTAACTATTGCAAATATATGATATTATTAAATAACAAAAGAGTGGGGACAAAATAAATGGCAACTCTAACAGGAAAAATACTTGCAGACTTCGAAACATCACTCGCTACTGCGATGGCGATAGGTGCAACGACTGCAACTTTACAATCAGCAACAGATGACGATTCAATTGCCTTACCTTCTGGGCGTTATTTCTTTACTCTTGATAACTCAAACTCTTCAAAGGAGCATATCTCTTGTGCGCTTTCAGGAACATCACTTACTTCAATTAAATCAGTATCACGACAAGGTGTAGAAACGGTAGGAGTTGTACGTGCACACAGACTAGGAGCAACAGTAACTATCACAGACTTTGCACACATTTTACAAATAAACAATCTCGTAAACGGAACAACACAGCTTGACGCAACTATTCCTCTTTCTTACGACGGTACAGCGACAATAACCACAGCAAATCAACTTATTCCAAAGGCATACGCAGATGGACTCGCTATTGCAGGTTCTCCCGACTCTTCAACATCAGTAAAAGGTATTGGTAGAGTATCAGTTGCTCCCGTAGCTCCAGCGACACCAATCTTTGTAGGGGATAATGACGGACGTGTTCCAACACAAGCAGAGAATGACGCTTTGTTAGGTACATCAGGTGCGCCTTCTACGTCTAATCGGTATGTAACAGCGTCTGATGAATCGAGAAACTACAACACTGTAGCTTATGCGGCATCATCAACAGGCACGGATTCATATGCAATAACTCTTTCTCCTGTACCTACGGCTTACACAACAGGGATGTTATTGTCTTTTAGGGCAGATGTAGCAAACACAGGTACGGCAAGTCTAAATGTCAACGGTTTAGGTGCAAGAACACTAAATAAAATTTCTACAGCTGGATATGTGGCACTTTCCACAGGTGATATATTGGCTAATCAAATAATTGTAGTTGAATTTGACGGTACGAACATGATTGTTATATCTTCATTAGCAAGTAGTCCACAAGGTATAGACGCAGGTGTAGTTACAGCAATTGCAGGGCTTACTACAACAACCACAACAGATAGAACAGTGACGCTTGCTTATCAACCGAGGTTAATAGTTGTGACTTACTACGTGCAAGGAACAACAAACTTCGACTCACAATTTGTGGTAGAGCAGGGAGTAGCTGTATTTTCAGGAACGACTTTAGTTTCTAAAAACGTACTCGGTGAAAGTTCTAATACTGGAGGTGATAATTTACCAGGTCTTTCAAATACACAAGGTTCAATGGGAATTGACCCAGCAAGTACGTCCGCAATTTCAGTAGGGGCTACAAGTTCTAATTCAATCCAAATGGTGTTGACAATCAACTCAGTATCAGCAACAGGTTTTGTACTAAGATTCCAAGCAACAGCGTCAGGAGGTGCCTCTAGTAAGCAAGCAAGAGGTAAAGCATCATACATTGCATACTCTTAAATAAACACTATGCAAACATTATTTGACATCTACCAATCACAAAACAAGAAACTACCAGGAAGTGTAGATGCTCGTTTTGCTGATCCTCAATTTGCTTCTGCTGCTCAACGTGCAGGGATAACTAAAGACCAATACAGAATTAACTCAGGGAACGCTAGTTTTAATAATAGAATCTCTGCTCTTTACGGACAAGCAGCGATGCCTACAGCTCCAGCACCTACAAATACTTTACCTCAAGGAAATGCACAAAATGTAGAACCAAGACCGACAGTAGCTCCGACAGCTGTTACGGCAGGTGTAAATAGATTTCAAGGACTAGAATCAGAACAAGAAAGAATGTTACGACAGCAACAGCAAGCTAATCAAGACTATTTCCAGAGTCAAGCAAATTCTACTATTGATGAAGGTCAAATCCAACGAGATACATTATCTAAATTCCAAGCAGAAATTGACGCTACAAATAGAATATACGCTGACAAACTACGACGAGCACAGGTACAAGGACAAGGCAGAATCGGTACATCAGGTGCAGTAAACGCACGACGTGGTCAATTAGGATCAGACTTTGGAAACGCTCAAACAGATACAGTAATATCTGCTAATGAGGATATTTACGGAAGCATTGAACAAGAGCGACGTGCAGCAGAATCAGCTATTCTTACACAGGCACGAGAATCAGGAACACGAGCTATTGCAGACAAACGAGCCGCTAAAGAATCAGGNATTGAAAAATACGTGACTTCACTTTCAGGTGCNGTAGAAGCGTCTAAGAAACGAGCNACAGACTTAGCACGCTCTCTTTTAGCAAGTAGAATAGCGTACTCAGATTACGATCCTACAACAATTGAAGAAGTAGCTAAATCAGCAGGTGTAAGTGTAAACGCTATTAAAAGTGCTTACGATGAAATGAAAGGCGCACAAGATGCAGAAAACGCTAAGGCACAAGGTATTGCAGCACAGCAAGAGTTTGAAAACAGTATGAAACAAGGTGGTCTTGACTTTAGCAAAGAAAAGTTTGGCATGGAGTTTGGTTTGAGTAAACAGAAATTTGCACAAGACCAAAAACAGTTTGGTATGGAGTATGCGCTCAAACAGCAAGACATGGCATTAAAGAGACAAGATGCAGCAGATAAGAAAAAGGTTGAAACTGGTAATCCTGTACAAGCACTAGATTCGTTAAACTTCCTAGATGGCGCACTTGAAAAGGCTATGTCTCTTAAAGGTGCAGCTGGTGCAAGTGGAATATCAAGAACAGCTGGTAATTTATTAGTAGGTGATACACAGCATAACAGATTAGCTAAAAATCTTGACTCAATTAGAGTTAATCTATTAGCAACGATGGCAGACCCAGCTATAAAGAAGTTTTTTGGTCCTCAAATGTCTAATGCTGACGTACAACTCATGATGGGACTTAATTCAACACTCGATCCAGTGGCAAACACACCACAAGATATAGAAGACGAAATCGTAAGAATACAACAACTCACAGCAAGAGCGAGAGTAGCAATTCAAGCTCAACAAACAATTCAAACTAACCCAAGTACTCAAGTAGCACCCACAACAGGTCAATATAAAAGTACTTCAGGCAGAACTTATAACTTAGTAAACTAATATGCTTACACGAGAGCAAATAATCCAAAACATAGAGGCACTCGAAAAACAAGGTGCATCACAGGTTGAAGTACAGGGTTATATAGATTCTACATCGAATAAGAAACCTGTAGCGGCATTACCACCAAAGAAAGAGGTGGGGATGCTTCGTTCTATTGGAGGTTCTATAACAAAACCATTTGAAAAGTTATCTGCAACAGCTTTAAAGTTTGGTGGTGGCGCAGTAGCGTATGGATTGGATGCAGTCACTCCTAGTAAAAAAACCTTCTCATCTTTTAAAGATGCAACAGAAAAAGTAGGTACTGGTTTTGACAAAGGTGCATTTTCTGCAACAAAAGCATTTACAGGTGAACAAATTCAACCAGTCTCTAGTGTCAAGGATTTAGCAGGTACAGCACTAGAAGCTGCATCAATTGCTGTGCCAGTAGTACGAGCACCAGCGTTCTTAGGTAAAATAGCAAAAGGAGCTGTAGGAAAAGCAGCAGTCGAAGGGGCTTTGACAGCAGGGGCATCAGGATTTGTTGGAGGAACAGGAAGAGGTTTACAAGAAGGAAGAGATATTGGAAATTCACTTGAACAAGGATTAGTTGAAGGTGCAATCGCAGCACCTCTTGGTTTGGCTCTTGGAGGAATAGGAGGGGCGATAGTTAGAGCACCTAAACTTGCAACTAAAGCAGGAAGGTCAGAGGCAAGCACACAAGCAGCTAAAGAAGGATTTTCACGTGATCTTGATGCTTTATTCTCGAGTACAAAGTCATTACAAGCATCTGTGTCTGATTTACAAAAGGCTCAAGTACCTGTAAAAGAAATACTTTCTGACTTTAATGTTGCAAAGAATATAAAAGTACAAAACAAAACAGTTGTAGTTGATGACGCAATAATTGAGATACAAAAAAACATTGATAGAGCAAGCGCATCAAAACGAGAGCTTTTGCCTGAAATAGATAAGTTTGTACCACCTACTCAAAGAGAAGAAATTCGTGCACTTGCTTTAGCTAATATAGATAAGCAGTTACTTGATTTAGACCAACAAGATTTAATACGAAGAATCAATAATCAAATAGATGCTTTTCCTGATAGTCTTTCTTTGGTAGACGTAGACAAAACTAGAGCAAAAGCATTTAATTCAGCACGTGATGCAAAAGGTCAACAAAAAAGCGACAGTGAGTATGCTGCAATTGAAAATGCACTACGTAAAATCTTATTTGATAAAACAGACAATTTACCATTTGATACAACAGGTGAAATCAAAGGTTTAAATGTATACATTAGAAATAACTTAAAGACAATGGAATTTTTAGATAAAAAGATTCGTGGTCAAAAAGTTGTAGGAGGGAGACTCGGTGAGTATTTTGCTAGGGGTATTGGAGCTGTAGCAGGCTCACAAGGTGGTGTACTTGGAGCTATCGCAGGTTCTGAAATAGCAGGATATGTATCAAACGTAATAGTAAATAATAATCTCGGAAGCTCTGTAAAAATGCGTTTAATAATGACCGCAGCAAAAGAAACTGGCGACCCTCAAGTTATACAAGCAGCAACAGACTTAGTAAATAAATTAAGATTACGTGTATTGCCTGCATTACCTGCACCATCAAGTCAATTCAAGTCTCAAATTCCATCAGGAAAAACCATCCCCCTAGGAGCTTCTACAATAGACGAATTACAAGCACCAACTGGTGATCAATCGTTAATTCCGAGTATGTCTCGCCAAAATACTGCAAATACCACCACTACTATAAATCCTAATATTGCCATAAATCAGTCAATAAATATGCCAGCACGTTCAAGTGCGTCATTTAATGCATCAACTGCAAACACTACGAGTAATAAAAATAATATTGTTAAAAATGTTGCCATATCTAAAACATTACCACAGTCCGCAAAGCAGGCAACAGAGTTATCCACAGATTCAGTATCTGACGCAAAGACTGCAATTGCAAAAGGAATGACAGAAGATGAGTTTGTGAAGAGTCAGAGAGGTACTGAAATAACAGATTCTGCTTTTACGAGAAACAAAATTAGTTCAGTGTATCATCAAACAAGTCCTCAATCTGCTCGTAGTACAATATTTGCTAGTACAGAAAATAGAGGACTAAATGTTTCAACGTTGCCAGAACTTGCTTTAGGGCAAGGAGGGAAGGGTGCAACTATTGAATTTAGCACGAGAAGATTAAATGGTGGTAAAATACAAAAACCAGGTGCTGATTTTATAAAATCAAGTCAAGGTAAATACCCTGAATATGAATTGAGCCATGCGCCATCTAAACTAACACCAGATGTTAGAAGTGTAACTTTTGACCAACAACTTTCTGTAAAAGGAGAAAGGGACTTTTTTGGACTAAGACAGGACTGGAAAGACACAAAAAAACTTTTGCCAGATGGTAAAGTAAAATACTTAAATCCTACCCACAAAACCACAAACGAACTCCGTGCAGAGTATCAGGCAGCTAAGGGGAATAATTCACTCTCTAAAGAGATTATAGACAGCTCTGTGAGCTCTAAATTGCCCCCTAAGAAGGTAGTACGAACAAATAGTGAAGTAACGCCCGAATTGAAGGAAAACATATCAGAAATCATAAATGCTTTCAGAAAACAAACTAAAGTGTCAGCAGACAAAATGATAGAATTAGAAGCAGACATGGGTTCTATTATTGAGGACTTTGGGTTTGCTATTCCTAAGACGAGAGCAGAGCAGATAAAGATACTTGATGTAATATATAATAGAAAATAATATGGATTTAAACGAACAAGAAATGCGAGTTGTACAAGGAGAAAAGACTAATCAAAGTCTTGATTCTATTGAGCAGACAAGTGAGTACCAACTACTTGAGCAGAAGAGTACTACAGACGCTGTACGTGATCTTGAAACACCTCTTGAAGCTATTGTATTAAATACAATGCCAAAAGATGTTCAGAAAGTAGAGATTGTGACAGGTGACGAAAATGAGCTTGCTAAAACATTTTGGAAGATGCTACGTGGTCAGACAGGAGGACAAGGAGATAAAGGAGAGAAAGGGGAAATTGGAAACACTGGTGAAAAAGGCGAGAAAGGCGACACTGGTGCAGATAGTACTGTACAAGGTATTAAAGGCGACACTGGTGAAATTGGATTATCGGGTACTAATGGTAAAGACGGGGAAAATGGCACAAACGGCACAGACGGAAAAAATGGAGCATACGGCAAGAAAGGAAAAGACGGTTCGTCTGACACACCAAAACAAGTAAAGGCTAAACTTCTTGAGGTTGGAATCAACTACGAAGAATTGAAAGACAAACCAGACTTGGAAGCATACGCTAACTCGATTAGGAGCTCTGTTTCTTCAAAGACTGTTTCATTAGTAGAGCTTGACGATGTCAACCTAGCAGGACTCACACAAACAAATGGTAAATACAATCTAGGTTCAGGTGGCGGTGGCGGATCAATCATAGTACAAGATGAGGGTACAACTTTAACTTCGGCACTCGCATCGTTAAACTTTGTAGGTGCAGGAGTAACAGCAACAAATGTTGGCAACGACGTAACAGTTACAATTCCAGGTGGCGGCACTCCAGGAGGCTCAAATACTCAATTACAGTACAACAATGCAGGTGTTTTCGGAGGTATCACAGGAGCAACAACAAACGGTACAGCACTTACTTTAGTAGCTCCAATTCTTGGTACACCTGCTTCTGGAGTGATGACAAACGTCACAGGGCTTCCATTATCAACAGGGGTGACAGGAAACTTACCAGTTGCAAACCTAAACAGTGGTACAGGTGCTTCCGCTTCTACTTTCTGGCGTGGTGACAATACATGGGCAACACCGGCAGGTGGTATGTCAATCGGTGACACTATCACATCTGCTACGGCAGGCTCTGTACTTTTTGCAGGTGCATCAGGTATTCTTGCGCAAAACAACGCTAATTTATTTTGGGACAATACTAATAACAGATTAGGTATCGGGACAACAACTCCAAATACAACTTTGCGTGTTGTATCAAACAATACCAACATGGCTACATTTTCAAGTACAGTAAGCCCAGCACCAAGTATAACCATTGCAGGTACAGATAGAAGTGTAATTATTGGTGCTCAAACGAATACACTCTATGTTATAGGAGGATTCAGGGCACAAGCTGAGACCACAGGAGCACATCTTACTTTTATGAACGGAAATGCGGCGATAACATATGGGAGTTTAGCTATCAATTCAAATGCTGATATTGTTCTAACCCAAAATAACTCTGCAAAATACATTCTATTGTCAGGCGGTAACGTGGGTATCCAGACAACATCACCATCAGCTAGATTACACTTGCCAGCAGGGTCAGCCACAGCAGGGACAGCACCACTTAAACTTACTTCAGGTACAGTTAATACAACA